CTAGTTAAAAAATTTCTCCCACATAAAGGAATATATAAAGTATTTCCATTATCTTTATAAGTAAGAGTAGAAGGAGATGAGAATGAAAAATCAACAATATTAGGCATTTGAATTTCTCCAAAATATGTTCCTTGGTTCCAACCTAAGTAAAACATTTGTTTTAAATCCTGGAGGGTTGATAAAGCATTTTGTAGCAACCAAGGCCATTCCTTATGAGTAAAAACTATAATACCTTTACTATTATCTTTAGGATATTTAAAAATATGAGCCATTATATGAACATTTTACCCCATTTATCTTCTGTTAGTTGGAATCGTTGGGGATGATCCTCAAAATAATAATTAGTGTAAGTATATCTAGAACCTGATTGGATATTTAAACCTCTGTGTATGTAAGATGTATCTACAAAAATTATAGTTCCTTTCTTTCCTATTACCTTAAAAGGTTCTATATTATTTTTTTTACAAAATTCATTAACTATATCATCATCATATCTTGTTGCTTTTCCAATACCATCTCTAGTTTGTAGATCGAACTGATTAGATAAAGGTAAAAATGAAAAAGGACCCGATGTTTCTTCTACATCTGTAAGATATACAATTGTTTTTATCTGTTTACCTCTATTATCTCTATGCCATCCTCCTCCACTATTAGTTATTTGATTTGGATTATATTGAACTTTTCCTCCTAATACAAAATGACTAACTATTTTATAACCAAAATATTCACTACCAATATCTAATAAAAAATTATCATTAGCAAATGTTTTAGCAGTATCATATTGATTTTCCATCTTAAATATTCTAAAATCCCCAGATGTTTCCTCTTTAGCTTCAGATTGTATCTTATCTTTATAAGTTATTAAAGAATCCTCTAAGTCTAATACTGCTTTATCACACCAATCCGAATTGAAATAATCTTCAATTACACATATTCCTACTTTATTTAAATTATCTAATATTTCATTTTTCATATTTCTTCTATTCTTTTAGTTTTATCACATATCAGTAAATCATAAGCAGGTTTTACACCAACAACTAAACTATGCCATTTACATCCCCATTTTGTAAGTTGTTCTTTTGTTAAATTAAACCAATTAATGCCCGTAACAGTTCCTCTTGCTGTCCAATAAGTTATTTCATGACCTTCATCATATAACTTATTTATTTTAGCTATATTTTCTTTACTAGGTATAGCGTTGGGGTATTCACGTTCTCCATCATAAAAACATATTGTCTCATCAATATCTACATAAATTTTCATAATGTGTCATAATAATTATTTTGTTTTTCTTGTCTTTCTATTGTCTTGTGATGCTGTAGAGCTAATTCAGGATTTTGAGGAAGTGGAGCATAAGTGTTAAATCCTTCTAATTTTTCATGTACCTTATTTACCCATTTTATTTCAGGTTTATTTTTCCAAATACGCCATTGATAATCAGGCCAATTTACCCTATCTTCTTTATCTACATTCCATCCCCATTTTGTAATATGTTCTTGAGTTAAACCAGATACTGTATTTACTCTGGGGACTAAATAAACTTCATTATTGGGATTATTTTCTAGTATAGTAGGTAAATTACCAATTAAAACTTCTGTAATCATTTCATCTGCATCTATTTGAAAAATATAATCCCCAGTACAATAAGAAGATAATTGATTTTTCCACTCTGCAAAATGTTTATTAAAAGGTGATTTATATAAAGAATATTGGTTTAATTGCAAGTAATGATTTAAAATTTTTTCTACTTCAATTGTACCATTATTAGTATCATATAATACTATAATTTCATCTTGTTTACGTTTATTTTGCATTAAAAAACCTAATAAACGTTGAATTTCTACAAATTCATTACAAACTGGAATTGCATAACTTATTTTCATATCTTAACTTGGTAATACTCCAATATACGAAAGAGCTTCCATAAAATCACGTTCTTCAAACTGTTTTAATGTACTCATATCCATTCTCCATTTATAAAACTCATTTTCTTTTCCGGGGATAGGGTATTTATGTTTTTCTTCTTCTGTTACTTCAATTGCTAAAACTGCTCCCCATTTCCAGTTTTCGGTTGAAGAGCCATTTGCAAATACCATTCCTTGCTCAGTTAAATTTACAGTTGTAGGAAACCACATTTGACCATTTTTATCTTCAAATTTAAGATCTTTATACAATTCTGGTAAAGTTTCCATTTGTTCATCAAATAATAATTCTCCTTCTCTTAATAAAGTATTAGATTGAAAACCACAACCATAACAATAATAATTATTTATATCTTGATTTACCTCAGTAACATAACAAGCGTCGGATCCGCATCTGGGACAAATTTGTAATTTATCTGATTCCATTTTTACAATTTTTGAAGTTTGGGTAGTTTTAATTTAGGAAGTTCAGGTTTATCATTTTTTCCTACTTTTTTAAGTTTAGGCAAACTCAACCCAACTTGTTGAGGCATATTCCCAGTTTTTTCTTTTAAAATATTACCTAATTTTTCTTTCATAGCTGTATAACTAAAATTTTCTTTAGTAAAGTTTCCCTGTTTTTTAGCTCTTACAACCCAGTCTTTATATTTTAAATATATCGTTTTAAAAGCATTATTTAAAGCTGCTGTGTCAATGTCAAACCATTGAGATTCTTTAACTAACCATTTATTAGCTGCACTTGGATGAACATTATGTAATTTCCCTTGAACTAAATAACTCATATCTGGTTTAAGAAAATCAACATGACCTGACCAACCTGAAGCTATTATAGGTTTTTTAGTTTGGGTAAATTCAAGTAATGGTCTACCAAATCCTTCTCCTTTTGTAGCGCTAACCATACATTTTACCTGAGGGTGGTTATATAACTGATTCATTTCTCCATCAGTAAGATCTCCATGAATTAAATATATTTTAGGTAATTTGCCTTTTACTTGAGATTTAATATCATTAATTCTTTTTAATATTTGTTGTCTACTAGAATAAGAAGCACTTCCAGCACTTGTTTTAAGAATTAAAGCTGGTTGTTTTTGTTTATTTTTAAAAGTATCTAAAAATGTTTTTATCATTACTCCTATATTTTTTCTATCATGTCCAAAGTCTCCTTGAATCCACATTCCAGTAAATAAGAAACAAAACTGTTCTTTAATTTCGGGCAAATCTAATTTATCAGTTGTTTTTTTATAATTTTTTTCATTAAAACCTTCAAATAAAATATCCATAGGTAAGTTAGGGTTTACCATTACTGATTGTTTTTGACCTGTTCTTTTATCTTGTTGTTCCCATTTACTAGCTTTAAGAACCTCAATTGTATGTTTAGATGAACCTAATACTAAATTCATTCTATTACATCCTACTAGCCAATCAGCAGGTGCTAAATTAGATTCAATCCCTGCAGTAATACCAATATTAAATTTTCCTTGAGGCATAAATTCATTAGGTATTGTTATTTGCACCCAAATATCAGGCTGTTGTAATTGACCCGTTTCTGGGGTTATTAAAAGAGGATTTAAAAAACCCCACTCTTCTTCATGGTCATCTATAAAACCCCAAGGTGTATCTCCCCACCTTTGAGGTAATACTTTTACATCGTAATTATCTAACTCATAAAATGCTTTAACTACATCTCTTCCTCTTGCTCCATAACCTGAGTATGTGTCTATAGGACAACTTATTATAACTGTTTTTTTCATATTAATATACTAAATCATGTGTTTGAATTCTTAAAATATTAGCTTCATCAGTATCTATTACTTCAAAAGCTTCTCTTGACTCCCAGGTATTAAATAATTTATCAGTAACATCGATAAATTTTTTACCTTGTGCCTCAGCTGTAAATCCAGCTTCATCACTGAGTGCCCATTCTCTACCTTTAAGACCTGCTTCTTTTCTCTTTTCTGGTCCTAAATCATATACTTCTCTTATTCTATCAGCTGCATCTTCAGGTTTACATCTATCATCCCAAATATAAGGTGTAACAGGTGATCCTTGAAGTGATCTAGAAGTTGGATAAACCGGAAATGCCCATTCACCATGTTTTTTATATTTGCCTGTATTATTTGAAGGTACTTCTGGTGATGGTGTAAACCATTTTCCTTTTTCATCTTTAAATCTCATTTGATCTTGCATTCCTCCTGTTGTATTAGCTATAATAGGGTTACCTGAAAGTATCCCCTCTGTTATTGTTAATCCCCATCCTTCATTTGATGTTAAAAGAATTTGACAATCTGAAATATTATATAAGTATCTTAAGTCTTTAACTTCCCATCTTTTAGTATCAAAAATAATAGCTTTAGGATATTTACCATCTCCGAATAATAATTCAGCTACAGCTCTTAAATCAGTTCCTGCTTCAGATACCATCTCTGTATGTAATAAAAATCTACATTTATCTGCTTTTTCTTTAGGTAAATTATCTAAAAACATTCTAAAAGCCCATAATGTATCAGGAATTTGCTTTCTCCTAATATTTCTAGAATTAAAAAATAAACAAAAATCTACTTCATCTTTACCAAAAAAATACTTTTTCATTTTTTCTAACCCCTTACTTTCTTCTTCATTATACTCAGATAAAGGTTTATAATCAGTATGGTCTAAACCATGTGGAAGGTATTCTATAATTTTATCCGCTGCCTTATCTCCTAAAACAATTTTATTTATATTTACTGTTTGTTTTGAAATTCCAAATAATAAATCACACGACTCATAAAATTCTTTATTATATAAAGGAGCTGGATAATCATCCCAAATATTAAGGTATATAATAGGGATATTTTTTCTAATTTCATTTTCTATAGCAAATAACCAAGCAAAATATCTAGGATCTGTAAATATCATTATAGCATCTGGTTTTTCGTGGTTGATAATTTGTCTAAGAAAAGTGCTATCACCATATTGATGTACTGGATATAACATTATACTTGGATCTTTTACTCCTGTCTCTTTTGCCATTTCTTTATCTAGTGATAATTTTTTACCTTGATCAGGGTGTTTAATTGCCCCTGCAATTTGAACCCAATTATAATGTTGGCATGTTTTTTTAACAATTTGTTGGGCTATAGTTGCTACCCCTGAATGTACTCTAATATCATCGCATATTAGTAGTATTTTTTTCCTTTGGTCTTTAGGAAGGTACTTATAATCTTTATTCATTTTATAATTCTAAATTGGTTTGATTACTAATCGTTCTTCTAAAATCTTCATCTGTAAGATACAAATAAATAGCACGGTCGGCAAGTTTCTGGAAGGAAAATTTACGTTTTACGCACTCTATTTTGAAATCTTGAAATAAATCACTTTGTATTTTAACACTGGTTAGTGTTTTTTCTTTTTTATTATTCATAATCTTTAATTTATTAAAACTTTATATATAAATATACTAATTTTTATAAAAATGCACCTAAACCGCATAGTTTTTTGTCTTCTTTAAAAGCACAGAAAGTACAGTTCCATTTACTTGGGTTAGGTAACATTTCTTTTGTTGAGTGTTCATTTTTTATAAAACATTCACTCATAAATTCTTCTATTGCTTTAGTTGCCCTACTTATTTTTATCTTACCTGAAGGGGGAGAATACATTTGGAATCGTTTCTGTGGGAAATCTCCTTCTTCGTATACTTTCCTTCTTGTAATAAAAAACTCAATATCAATATCTTTTTCGTCTACTCCAAATTGTTCTGCAAAGAATTTTTTGTATAGTATAAGTTGGAATTGTTTGTCTTCGTCTTTTTTAACATAATCTAATTTCCAACCATTAGTAGAGGTTTTAATGTCTATTATTTTAAATTTATTTAATTTTTCATTGTACATTACAATGTCTAAATAACCCATGAATAAAATATTAGGGTTATATTTTACAGGAGGCATTAATATAGGTGTTTCTATTCCTACTAAATGCCAACCTCGTTTAGAAAAATATTTACCTCTATGTTTTTTTAGGTAATTTAATATTTCAACACCATCTTGATAAAATTCACTTAATTCACCTGGGTTAGAAAAATGTTGTTTGTTATTTTTCTTATATTCATCTTGATAGTGTGCTCTAAGTTGGTCTTTAAGCATTTCATTAATATCTTCCCTATCAGCTGCTGCTGCACTTGTTTCATACATTGTTTGAATATAATGTTGAAATGCTTCATGTAATGCTTTTCCAAATACTGTGTGAATGCTTGGTTTATATACTTTGTGACCATCTCTATATTGTAATGCCCATTGTTTAGGACATTTTTTCCACATTGTATATTGTGAATATGAAATGTTCTTTTGATAAGAATAATCTAATTCCCTTTTAGGAGCTAGTTGTATCTCTTTTACTATTGCAGGTGTTTTAGCCATTTATTTTTTCCACTTGTCACGTCCTACTAGTAAACCAATTATACCATAATTAGCTATGTCTATAAACGTGTCTTCCATTCCTTCACCTTTAACAAAATTCCTACCATTAGTAAGTAAATTTCTTAATCTTGAAATTTTATCTGTTAACCTAATAGCTAAACCTGTTAATGAAAATTTTTTATCGTTTTCTTTAGTTAAATCTCCTCCTAATGAAATGTTTTGCAAACCATAATCCATATGTTTAGCAGCAAACATTCTATACATTTCATCCTGGATTATTTTAAATTCCTGAGATAATTCAGGATATTCTTTTTCAAAATGAGCCACTATGTGGTCTGATTCTTCTAATTCTTTTATTAATTCTTCCTTATTCATATTAAAAAGGTAGAGGTTGTTCACCCCAATATTTATTTAATGTTTCTAATCTATCATCTGCATCAGTTAATAATTCTAATGCTTCTGTAGCATCTTTCATAAAATCATTTACTGTGTGATCACCAATTCCTACTGCCTGGTTTTCTAATAAATCTAGTGCCATCATGGCTTTTGCTTTATCTGCATTAGCCTGTGCAGTTAAAGCTTGTATAACTTTACTTTTTTTCATGTTTTCATTACATTTTGATATGCTTGTTCGTACTGTTGTTCTAAAGTGAATTTAGGATTTTGATCTCTTACTTTTAAAATTTCTTCAAACATTTGTTGTCGTTTGCCATGTTCTTCAGCACTATAAAGTAATTCTTCTAACCTGCTCATTTTAGTAATTTTTTAATTTCTTTTTCGTCTTTACCCATTTCACGTAATATAATGGGTATTTCTTCTTTAGTCATTACTGTAATATATGAAAGAGCATCTGCTGCTCCAACTTCATAGTATTTTGCTATGTCTTCTACTAAATCTTTGTTAATGTTTTCAGTTTTTGACTTTATATATTGTAACCATACTTTCTTTTTAGGTAACATTTCTTTATAAAAATTATATATTTGTTTTTTCATAGTTGGTAACATACTTTGCGCATAATCTGCGATTTCAACGTAATATACGTGCATACTAACAAATCTATGCACCATATATGAATTAAATTTTTCCCAGTCGTTATCCGTGAATTCTGAAGCAGGTGTCTTATACAACGTTATATGTTGTAACCAGTCAAAAATATTTTTAATCTTGTCCTTTTCGTTCTTGCTCACCTTTGTATACCCAAATTCCTATTAAAATTAATCCTATCGCAAATGTAATTCCTACATATATCATATCGTAATATCTTTATAATCTTCTCTAATTTCTTTTGGTAAAGAATCAGCTATTATTTTTTTAGTCTCTAAATCATAAAATACAGGTATTGGAAGCATTGCATCTTCATCTGTTCCTGCTACGAATTTTGATACTTTTCTTAATACAAATGCTTGACCAAATAATAAACCTCCATCGAATCCTTCAATTGAGGTTGTGTTTTTAAAGTCAATATTCATTCCTTGTTGTTGTGGATTTTTCATTTATTTATTTTTTTTCTATTTAATAATATAGGATCATATATCCTACTATCTTCTATTTGTTTTTCCATAGGAAATTTAATTAAATTAACTGCTAATTCCTTTGGAATATTGTGGTTTAATAGTGATGTTGTAGATTCATTTTCTAAAACAGTTTTACCATCTATTTTTTTAATTTCTTTCCCACTTAATTTTGTCCTTAAATGATACCTTATAAAATCTTTATTCCTAGGATATTTAAAAAAATCTATACTATCATAATGACATATGTCTATTAGTATTTGGTTTTTGAATCCTAATTCTGTTGCATTTTTAAATAAGTTAAATAATCTAATATAATCATAGACAGGTCCTGTTAGTATTATATCTACGTCATTAGTATTATCTGGATCAATAACATATTTTCCTCCTATCCATACATTATAGTCTTCAAAACTATTTTTAGAAAAATCATTCCACCAATCATTTACTTTATCTAATGGAGGAGGGGTTATCCATGGTGTAGTTGTTATAACAGGACCTATTTGATAATAAAAATCCATTTATATTACTTGAGGTTTTTTTATTTCAATTATTTTGGCTAATGCACTCGCTATATTGACTTCCTTATCAATACGAAAGTTAGAATGATATTGATGCTCATTTAAAATTATGGCTACACTTCCTTCTCTACCAATGGCATATTCGGAGGCATGATCAAATAATGCTCTATATAATTCTTCAAAATCACGTACTTGAGAATCGGCTATTATTTGCCTTAGTTTTCTAAAATCGGTTTTTTTCTGTTTTAGTTCTTCTATAATTTGTTTAATATAATTGGATGATACTAAAATAGATTCATCTAATACTAATTCATTATTTTGTGTTGATAACTGAATAGTGTTTAACATTTTTCGTATATCCGGATGATGTTTATTAACTATGTTAACAAGAGCTTCAATTTTGAACTTTGTTTGTTCTTTGTCTAGTATCCCTTTTATATGTTTTGCTACTTCTTTTTTGCTTGGTGGTACTATTTTTAATGTTTGACACCTTGATTGAAGCGGATCTATAATACGCTCTATAAAATTACAAGTGAGGATGAAACGTGTGGTTCTTGAAAACGTTTCAATTGTATTTCTTAGAGATGCTTGTGCTTGGATGGTGAGAAAATCCGCCTCATCAAGGATGACAACTTTAATCTTTTTAAACGATATAGTGCTTGAGAAACTTGTGACTTTATCCCTAATAGTTTCGATACCTCGTTCATCAGAAGCGTTGATGTAAAGGTAGTCACACTCCAGATTATTAACAATAAGTTTAGCAAGGGTTGTTTTTCCAGTACCAGCAGGACCATAGAATATAAAGTTTTGAATATCATCTTGGTCTAGATATTTTTGTATTTGTGTTTTAATGTGTTCATTTCCTACATACTCTGTTAAATCTTTTGATCTATATTTTTCTACTAATAATGAATGTTCTTTCATAAAATTGAGAGTCCTAAATTGGTTAATTATTTATTGTAATTATAATCTTTAAATTGTTTTACCAATCTAGATTCTAGTTTATTAATTTGAGAATCAAGTTCTCTATGTAAATTCTCAATTTCTTTTGAAGTACTTTCGTACATCTCATTCAATTGAGCTGATTGTTCTTGATTTACATCATGTAAATCTTGATTTATCTGTTTGAATCGATTTGAAACCCTAGTAATAAAAAATGCCACTAAAGTAGTTAAACCTGATCCAATCAGGGTTCCTATAATTATATCTAAATTTTCCATAAGCGTTGTTTTTTAGGTAATTTAGGACTCATCAATTTTAATATTCATCTCCATAAATGTTATACTTCTTTATTGGTTCAGGTTTAACCTCTTCTTCAGAAGTTTTAATAGCATATAATTTACTCCCAATAGGATCTAATCTATACTCACCCTTAAAGTTAGTAACTCCTAGGTAGGCTTCCAAAGCATCTGTTAAACTTTTGTGAATAACTTTTTTTGAGTCATCTACTAGATTCCATCTGTCTCCAGGTGGAACTCTAGTAGCTATTAACTCATTTCTTTCTATAACTTCTGTTTTCATATTACATCATACCCATCATGGATGGATCTATTTCTGGTGTTGTATTTTCTGATGGTTTATCAACAACTGTGGCTTCTGTTAACAGAATAGTTCCAGCTATTGATGCAGCATTTTGTAATGCACTTCTAGTAACCTTAAATGGATCTATAATACCCGCTTCTTTAAAGTCTACCATTTTATTTTGTCTAATATCAAATCCTTCCCACTCTCCATCTTCTGCCAATTCAGGAATTTCATTTATTCCAGCATTTTTTAAGATTTGTTCATATGGTTTTTGACATGCTATTTTAACAATATCTACTCCAATGTTAAAATCTACATTACCATTATATTCTACCCACTGTGTAGCTCTTGCTATTGCAACTCCTCCTCCTGGTAGAATACCTTCTTCAATAGCTGCTTTTGTGGCATTAAGGGCATCATCTACTCTATCTTTTCTTTCATTCATCTCAGTTTCAGTATTTCCACCTACATGAACAATTGCTACTCCACCTACGAATTTAGACATTCTATCTTGTAACTTTTCCATTGCAAATGGTGTATCAGCTCTTTCTATTTGTTGAGATAATTCTTCTACTCTAGCAGTAATTGCTTCTTCTGAACCTTTACCATCTACAATTGTAGTTTTTTCTTTAGTAATAGTAGATACTCTAGCTTCACCAAACCATTCCCAACTAAACTTTTCTAGTTTCATACCTTTTTCTTTACTGAATACTTGACCTCCAGTTAGAACAGCTATGTCATCTAGAACTAATTTTTGTCTATCTCCAAATTCAGGAGCTTTAACAGCACATACTTTTAATGAACCTCTCATTTTATTTACAATAAGGGTAGCTAATGCTTCATTGTCTATGTCTTTGGCAATGATTAAAAGGGATTTATTTGTATTTGATACACTTTCTAATATCGGTAATAATTCTTTTACTTGGGTAAAAGTATGATCTGCTATTAAAACATAACAATCATTCAAAGTAGTAGACATAGTATTATTATCAGTAACAAAATAAGGAGATTTATAACCTCTATCAAATTGCATACCCTCTACGGTTTCAAGATAAGTTTCACCTGTTTTAGATTCTTCAATATGTACTACCCCTTCTCTACCTACTTTTTCCATTGCAGTAGCAATTAATTTACCTATAGTTTCATCGTTATTAGCTGAAATAGTAGCTACTTGCTCTAATTGTTCTTGAGATGAGACATCTTCTTGAAATGGGGTTAAATGGTGAATTACCTGTTCTACAGCTTTATCAATTCCTCTTTTAATATCAACAGCATTTGCTCCACTATCTAAAGCTGATAAACCTGCTTTAACCATTTCTCTAGCTAATAGAGTAGAAGTAGTTGTACCATCTCCTGCTTTATCTGCGGTTTTAATAGCTGCTTGTTTAAGCATTTGAACTCCTAACTCTTCAGTTGGATCTTCTAATGAAATATTTTTTGCTACTGTTACACCATCTTTTGTTGATTGTGGTGTTTGGCCTGGTTTAGAAATAACAACATTCCTACCATTTGGACCTAATGTAGATACTACAGCATCTGCTATTTGGTCTATTCCTTTTACTAGTTTTTTTCTGGCTTCAGGGCCAAATTCTATAATTTTACTCATCTTAATCTATTGATTTAAGAGCATCAAAATCTTCCTCTGATACTTCTGTTTCTGCTAAAACATCCTCTACTGATGTTGTATTATTTATTCTTGCTAATATTTGATTTTCAGAACCGATATAATATTCATCTCCTTTATGTTCAAGTTTAGTAAAACCTATTGTTGGTAGAATTACTTTATCTCCAACTTTAATATTAGTTTCTACAAAGCCAATTCCTGCTACTTGTCTTCCAGGACCCACAGCAACTACTTCTCCATGTTCGTTTCTGTCTTTTCCTAAATCGGGTACTACTATTGATCCATATTGTGTCTCTTCCTCTTCTTGAGGTTTAACAATAACGGCATCGAATAATGCTTCTAATTCCATAACTTAATTTAATTTAATGTTTGTGGGTAATATAATAAAAATAGT